TCGCTATTGATGCGCAGAGTTTCGCGCAGAGCGGTGTTGGCGGTAGTGGTCGTGAAAGCAAGACCAGAAACATCAGCAAAAGAGCTGTTGTCAGCAGAGTCCTGAATTTTCACTGCATAAGTAATGCCAGCACCACCGGCTTCTGCATCCAGCACTGCCATGATGTCGCCTTCATAATCGACGAGATCAACACCAGTGCGGTTTGCGGTGGCAGTCACCACATCGTTGGCTGATAGGGAAAGAAGTTCAGTCCTTGTCCCCAGATTCTTGATGGTCATTAGAAACCTTCCGTTGACGTTTGGGTTTTGAGGGTGGCTTCAAGCCACATTGAACAGGCTTTTCTGGCTCAGTAAACACCACAGCGCAATTGCTGTTGATGAGGATCGCGGCGTCGGAAGGGGAAGCCTCATGGACCTCCCCAACACGAACAACCTGACCCGCCAGCACAACCTGTTTACGGATCTCGATCTTCATAATCAGAGGGTGTTGTTACCGCGTGAGAAGGACTCACCGTGACGTGCAGCCACGTCAACATCCTGCAGAGCCACCACACGGACGGTGCCGGAGGTGCTGTGGGTGTAAGGATCAACCATCAGATCAAGGCCAGAGAAGTAAGCCATGATCAGGTCGGAGAAGTTACCGAACCACAGGTCGTTGCTTGCGACTTGGTTTGAAACCACAGCGCGATAACCGTTGACCTCGTCATCCATGTAGATGAACTGAGCGGTATTGCTGGCCTTTTCAGCAGTCTTCAGAGCGCCGCGCATTGCGGAGTTCATCAGATACACAGGGCTGCCGAGCAGGGCGTTAGCACCGGCCACGTCAGATTCCAGAGCCACAACCTCAGCAAAGGTCGGGGTGTTAGCAGCGAAGTCTTCAGTCAGAACACCAGTGGTGTCTTTCAGACCCAGAGGCTGGTTAGAAGAACCGGAGCCGTACAGACCAACACGGTCGATTTCAAGAGCCAGCACTTTTGCCAGGTCGGTCCGCACCATGTTCTCCACGTCAATGGAGGACTGGATGATCAGACGACGGCTGAAGTCGGTGTAAGCACCGCAGGTCTTGGGAGTCAAAGAGACCTGGTCAATGGTCTGCTGGGACTCGGTGGGTGAGCCAGATTCAGCAACCCAGTAAGCGGTGGCAGCACCAGACTGACGAGGAATGCTGACGTTGCCAGACAGACCGGTCAGAACAGTCGCACCAGCGCGATCCAGTGCAGAAGCATTCCGCAGCAGATCAATGAAGTTGGCAGCATCGAGTTCAGTCTCGACCAAGTTGCCGCCAGCAGTGGCAGTGCCCACGTTCAGGTCGCGGCGCATAACATCAGCCGGAACGGTGATGCCACGAGAAGCACGGCCAAGTTTGGCAGCAGCAGCCTCAGAAGCCTCGATCTCAAAACCAGCAGCTTCGCGAGCAGCGCGATCAGTGGGGTTGGCGAGATAGTTAATGGCACGCAGGAAGGAGAAGCTACGAGCTTCTTTTTGCGTCAGGCCAATTTCACCAGCAGTGGTGTCAACGGGTTTTACTTCAGAGCCCATTTTTTCGATAAGAGCAGAACGGAGTTCGTCGAGCCCGCGAGAATTCATAACGAATTCCTGTGCAAGTTCAACATTTTGAGTGCGCTTACCAAGGGCAAGCATTTCGGCGGCTTCCTTAGCCTTGGCCTCAGAGGCCTCAGCACGAAGAAGCTCCAGGTCAGGAGTTTGTTCTTCCATGATGGAATCAGTGGGTTTACTAGTTACGGCTGAGGCCGTAGACACGCATTCATTTTGAGTGAATGCACGACCAATGCCAACAGATTGATCCGCTGGCACGGTCACCAGCGAAATCTCAAACGGTTGGTAAGAAGTGGCGCGATATGTTGCAGGTTGAGTAGTTTTATCTTCTTCCATTTCGTTAATTTTGTAGCCGAAACTTACGTTGCGGATAATTCCATCTTTGATGAGATCTTGCATCTCACGACCAAGCTCATTGTTGGCAAGTTTGACCTTTGCGTATCCACGCTTGTCTTTGATGTAAGCACGCTCAACAACACCGACAATGCGATCTGCGTCGTGTTGATAAAGCAATGGTGCTCCGTCATTTAGTCGAGACAAATCCATTGCCTCTTCTGACATCATCAGAACTTCGTTGCCAAAGTAACGCTCGACAGGTTCTTCAGAAGCAAAAGGAAACTCAAGAGTGCGATCATCCTCAGAATAAAACTCAGTGCTATGCGCACGAGTAAGTTTTGCTTCCTCATACATACGAATCGGTGCAATCTTTGTCAGCGTGCTGAACTTGTGACCAACCTGACGATCTGTTGCTTCGCCATCGCGATAAAGCGTGATCAATGCAGCTGGATCATCTTCAGTGCCGGTGATGGTAAAAGATGAATCAGGTACATCAATCGTTCCATCTCGCACAATACGAACAATGCGTCCGCGAGCAGTACCACCAGAAGAATTCCAGCTAACAAAGTCACCAACTTTGAGTGCATCAGGCTCAGCACGGTCACTCATCGCAAGCTCAGTTTCTTCTTTAATTGAAGCATACATTCTATCTTGTGCATTTTTAATTGCATCTGCTTTTGAATCGCTCCAAGACTTGCCAGCATCTCCACCCCAAGCGGCCCACGCCACACGTCCTGGGCTTGGATAACCATCTTCATCAGCCGTAAATCCTTCGCCTTGTTTGTCTACTTCGTGGCGGGCAAACCAAGCCGACATCGTGATAACAGTCTCTGGGCTCAATTCGTTGCCTGACAAAATCTGTGTTGCGCGTGTTGCTGCAACATCAGTACCGCCAGCATTACCTTCTTTTTTCCAGGCCCGATAACGCTCTGCTTCTTCCTTCATGCCATCTGTTGGCATCAAGTTAATTTCAGTGCCGTTGACATTTGCCATCAGGATTCCTCGTCGTGGATTTCAGGGTGAGCTGTTTCTTCAACTGGAGGGTTTTGTGATTGGCCTGCCTTGTCAACTGCACTAGGGTCAGAATCCAAAACAATCCCAAGCTCATCCATTGTGGCAAGTTCATGTTGACGCTGCCTCATCGTTTCTTCAAAGTCACCGCCGTGAAGAGCGATTACCTGTGACAGCGTCATAATGCCACTGCGAATCAAGGATTTATAGGCTTCTGCTTCCTTTTGCGGATCAACGAACTGTGCAGCAGGTGCAACCCACTTTGATTCGTAATAACGGTCAGGATCCATGTCAAAAGCTGGCATCCGAAGTTCACCAGCCAAGACCGCCATGTCCATCCATTTTTCGTAAACGGGCTGACAAAGACGCTCGATGAGGTACTGCTGCAAAGTCCGATAATGAGCGCGAGTCTCAAGCAACTCAAGACGAGAAGAGCTGTAGTTACTCTGTGAAAAGTCGCTGCTCACTTGCGTGTATGAACATCCGACACCGGATGCGACGGCACGCAGCATCTGTGCAACAAAAGGCGTAAAAGCATCATCTGGCCTCTGAGGTGAGAAGAATTGCATCTCTTCACCCGGAGCGAGACGCCGGATGCTGCCAGGAGCGAAGTCCAGCACCGACTGATCATCAAACGTGCCATCCTCAAACAGCTCCTGATCAGGTGTCCTGACAAAGCCCATCATTGCTGAGCTAGCACGAGCAGCGATAATCTCAGCTTCCTCGTATCCTTTCAAATTATTCAGCCGCATAATGGCTGAGGCAAAGGCAGTTACACCACGGGTTTGACCAGGACGCTCTGCGCTGTAAAGGTGAATAACCTGATCAGCAGGGACACGAACACGCCTTTTTTGCGCGACGTGAGCACCAGTGAACTGATAGTCGCCAGGGTGAACAGTTAAAAAGTGATAGGCAATAGGCCGATTCCACTTGTCAACTTCAACGCCCATACGAACGCGGTTGCCGTTGGTCTCAATACCTGTGTAATCATCATCGAGCAGATCAGCCTCAATAACCTCAAGGCCAAACGGCACACGAGAATCACCAAAACGCTGATTGACAAAGCGAACAAAGACCTCGCCGCTTTCAATCATGCTGCGCAGGCAAAGGCGCTGAATGTCTGACCAGCTAAGGGTGCCACCCGCATGACAGTTCTTGGCCTTCGACCACTTACGCCATTCATGCTCAATGACATTGTTCAAGCGTTCATCAAGCCGCCCGCCGCGAATCATGCGAACTTGTGACTGATGCTTGATGCCCTGACCGACAACGTTATTCGAAACAGCACGCAACGCTGATTTTGCGAAATCAGAATCACGAACAAGAGACCGAGCGCGATTGCGCAGAACACGAAGGCTGTTTTTTACCTCCGAATCAGCACTCGTCCCTGAACTCACCCAGTCAGTCGTCAGGCGACTCATTGATGCGCCCGCGTAGCTACGGCGTTGACGCTTGCGGCGAGTGAAAGGCCACATATCAGATAAACCTCACGCGGGTGACACCAGGATTACCAAGACCCTGACGAACTTTTTCTGCGCGACGTTCCCTGTCAACTTCAGCTTTCAAGGCGTCACGGAGCTGTAAAAGCTCACCCATTTTATAGCGTTTGAGACTCCTGTTCCCAATCGTGTACTCCTGAACTACTCCACCTTCTGCGAGGGTTCGTATTGCCGCTTCAACTTTTTCAAGGTCGATTTCAGCTCGCGAGCGATCGTCAAACGCACCAGGAGTTCCTGCATACTCCAGTGTCGCTTTGACCGTAAACTGTCCACGACCAGCCGTGTACTGTAGTGCTCCACTGGTTGCAATTGCCTGCCAAGTCCAAAGTCCAGCGTCAAAGTCTGTTGTCGTGCTACTGGGAACGGTAATCCGCCAGCCGTCAGCTTCAGCAACACCAGTTATTGATGCACCTTCAGAAGCGGTATTGGTTCTGGCGTACCAAACCAGCGTATATGTCCCGCTATCAACGTTTCCGCCAACAGGATCAGTAAACGCAGGCACGTCAAAGATGATCGTGTCACCCGCGTAAATAATCTCAGGAACAGAGATAGTCACCAGTTCGTCACGAATGAGCCCCGTGGCCGACTAACACGCCGACGACGAAGTGGTTGGTATTCGGATTCTACCGGTTTATCGGGCTTCACGTCATCCTTCAAAACTTTTGCTTTAGCAAATTGTTCAAAAATTGTGCTGCGATTAAATCGCATATACAAAAAGTTCAACGCGGCATAGCTGTAGACAAAGCAGTCGAGAGCCTCGTTGCGATCACCGGCCTTTTTCTTCCATTCTCGAACAGCAAATCCTTTGACGTAACGCACAACCTGTCGCTCTGATGTGAGTTGCTTGAAGTACTCTTGCCCTGCTTCTGCATGAAAGTGAATGTAGCCCGCACCAACTTCGTTGTGTTTCAACCTGCCAAACAGCGTGCTCTTGATTGTGTCAACACCAACCGGATACACCTGCGCTGAGTTTTTAAGAACTTGACCGCGATAGTTGATGTCAACCTTGCTGGGCTTGCCAATCGCAGGCTTATTGCGTTGTGACTGACCCTTCAAAGCAAAAACATTGTGCTTTATTCGCTCTCGCGCATACGCATACACCTCTGACGTGAAGTGACCACCTGAGTCAATTCCGATTGCATTGATCCTTACCTCCTTACCGCTTGCTGTTGTATAAGTCCGCAAAATCACGTCATCAACTTGATCCCACAGTTTCTTGCCAGCAGGATCACCGTAAATTTCAGCGTGTGAAATCAACCAACATTCTTCTCCTGTTCCATAAGCATAAATTCCAATAGCAACACGATTGTCCTGCACGTCCACGCCAGCCGTGACAATACTTGCACCATCTGGGATCTCACCAGCCGGATAGAACTCAGCACGTTCACGCAATCCATCTGCACCAAGTTTTGCACCAACTTCCTCCTCCCACGTCTCACCAAGCACAGTGTTGACAAAGGTTTTTAGCAGTGGAGCGTCGTTTTTCGCACGAAGAAACTCAGTAACAATCTCCTCCCAGCTCTTCCAGCCAAGCGGTGAATACAACGAGGACAAGTGAAATCCAACAGTGCGCGGATCTTCTGAAGTAGCTGTAGACCTCCATTCGCCCTGACGCAACATCTGGCTTTTGTGATGTTCAGGAATGTGCGCACCACAAGATTCACAAACATAAGCTGCTGTTTTTGGATCACCATCACGCCACTGAATATTCTTCCATTGCAAATGCTGCATGTGATCACAGTGCGGGCAGGGCACAAAGAATCTGCGCTGATCTGACGCTAAATATTCAGTTTCTATACGGCTCATATCCTTGACAGTCGGAGTAGAAGTAAGTATGACCTTCCTGCGTGAAAATGTTGACGCCCGACGCTCAGCCAACGCACATGGATCGCCTTCTCCGTCTACATCAGCAGGGAAAGCATCAACTTCATCCAACAACACCCAACGACAAGGCGCTGAACGAAGACCAGTTGCGCTATTTGCACCGGTTAGGAGCAAAATTCCACCCGGAAATTCTTTTGAGAACATGGTATTCCCAGAATCACGACTCCGAGCCGGTGCAATCTTTTCCTTTAAGCATGGAGTCTCATGAATCAACGAATCCAAACGCTGCTTGCTAAGACGCTTCGCCATGTCAATGGTGGGCTGCACAAACATCGCCGGACCAGGAGCGTGAGCAATCATGTATCCAACGACGTTATTAATCGCCTCCGTCTTGCCCAACTGGGCACCAGCCATGAACACTACTTTCTGCACAGAGCTGCTGGACGACATGCAGTCCATGATTTCTCTGAGATAGGGCGTTCTGTCTGTTCTCCACGGTCCTGGTTCTGATGACGCCTTCCCGCTAAGCATCCGATATTTATCTGCCCACTCCGATACCGTCAGATTTTCGTCAGGGCGCAACCCATCAAGAAACGCCTCGCGATACAGCTCTCCTCCGTCACGCATCGGTAAGCCTCTCCAACGCTTTGCGCAATTCCTCCGACAGGGCTTGGTGTATCACAACGCTATCGGTCTCGGCTGCAAACTGGTTGGCAACACGATCCGGAATGCTGTTCACCGCGTCACGAACAGAGCGGGCCATTGAAAACGCTTCGCGCTTGACCTTCTCCGCATCGCACAGCTTTTCCTCCTTTTCCTCCAGATCGAGGCGGGCCATCTCAGCGCGGAAGTACTCGGTCTTGGCGCGGGAGTCGTTGAAACTAGGAATCTCTAGTTCCGATGTCGGGATGCGCGTGCTATCCTGCTGAGTTGGGTTTTCGTAATTCCACGCCTTAATCGCGGCGTCTTTATCGTAATAAACGGTGCGCCCCTTTGTTATCCATGTGCCGTCAAGTCGTCCGGTGCTTTTGACCTGACTCAGCCGTGGACTGCTTACTCCAAGGATATTTGCTAACTCCTTTTGAGTTACTTGCGGCATATAGGAGCAATTAACGTCGCTTAAGCCGATATTACATTCAACAATAATTTTTAGTAAATATATACTTATAGCATATCAGCACCTCGTGGAATGGTAAGAACATACCCCCATGAAGCTATCGAAAACGCGAGGTTCCAAA